AATGTCATAACAGAAACTAATTCTTTATTATAAAATAGACCTATTCTAATACTTGAATTACAAGAACCTTGTAGATGATTCTTAGAACAGAATTCTCTAGCAGAGCTAGAATCAATTTCTTGTATAGAACATTTTCTAGCATAGATTACTTCAGAAAGACCTAATCTATTATTAATAACAGATTTCCATTTCTCTTTATTCTGAATCCATTCGTTCTCAAATATATGAAATAATTGATATCCATTAGATTCAACTAGTTCTGTTTTTTGAAGATGTTTCAGTTTAATTTCCTTATCTTTTATATCAAACATCTCATGTTTGCTTTTTCCAGAACTATGCCACATTAAACCGTTGTATTCGATTCCTAATTTATCTTTGTGTGATAAAATATCTATTTCGTATGGGTTAATGAATTTTCTATCTCTCAATAGAACTTCATTACTAAACATATTATATATTTCTGATTCTGCTATAATTATGGTTTTTGGAATATTGAATTTTCTGTGTAATATAGTAGAACCAACATTAAAATAATTGGTTGCAGCTAGCATATCAAATTTGCCACCTTTAACAAAATTATCTAGTATATATTCTTCATTATAATCAGAATAATTATCTATATGACGTTGACTCTGGTGTTCTACACCATACTTTTTTAAATTAGCAATACGCTTTGTTTCGGCGTATTTTTCTGTTTTAGTATAATGATCAACGCCGTATTTTTCTAAACAATTTTCTTTTATTTTTCTTTGTACAGAGTCTGATACTATATGATGCTGTACACCATACTTTTTTAAATTCGTATTTTTTCGTTTTTCTATAGCTTGTTTTGACTGACCAAAATTATCAACCCCGTATTTTTCTTTTAGTGTATTTTTGCGTTTTCTAATAGCGATAGGCGTCTGACCAAAATTATCAACCCCGTATTTTTCTTTTAGTGTTTGCTTTGCTCGTTCTTTTGATTTTTCAATATTAAAAGTTGATGCAGCGCCATACTTTATAATATTTGTGCAAGCAGTACAACAACCTATATTAAACCCTTTATTTAAACCATTAAAATGCTTTTCGTTTAATGGTTCATTGCAATTTTGACAATAATGTATTCCAAAAACTTTAACATAACAATCATATAACGTAACACCTAATTTTTTGTAAACACTAGAATGAATAAATTCTTTATTTTTTATTTTTATTAGCAAAGTTTCAATACTAATTTGATTGTCTTTCATTAAGAATTTTCTCAATTAGAATTTTTCGCTGTTCATATTTAAACATCGTTTTCTTTGCTTCTTTTCTTGATGAATAAATGTCTTGAACCATTTCAGGAATCATTCCAAGTTTACTTTTATCGAACACAGCACCATTTATTCCAAGCGAAAGATTATGCTTAACTAATAAATCCATTGTTTTAGACCAAAGTTCTTCTGAAATATTAAATCTGGATTCTTCATCTTGATCATTAAATTTAGATAGAATTATATCTTTTAGCTCTTCTGGTAATTTGTACTTAGGGATAAATGTTTCAGGACTCATATTAAACCCAACCATACCAAGGAGTGGATACATTGAGTTCACATCAGCCGAAAGAACCCACTTGTGTTTACCCTTTTCTGATTCTCGAACAAATCCACCAACAACGTGAGGTTGATCATGATGAGATTTAGGTGGAAGAATCTGATTTTTTAAATGAGCTTTATTTGCGATATATCTTGTCCAAGGTTTTACTGTTCCTAGTGCATCTGATAATTGAACACCCATTTTTTCAGAAATCATAATCATTAATTGAGTAAAATTCAATTTTTTGTCTATCTCTTCAATAAGATGAGCATCTATTACACCGTAATAAACAAACTCGCTAAATGTACGGTCTAAAATTTCTTGCTCATTTTTTAAGAATTCCTTTATCAATTCCTCGTCTGATAATTGGTAAAATTCGCTGTTCATATTCAGACCCTTTATGATGTTTATAAGAAAAATTATATTTTATGTTATTATTATTTAAATATTTTAATATTGTTCTCCAATCTTCTTTAAAATGCTTAGAGAAACCAGACGCTGAGTATCCGTCTGGTATCGTTTGAAATATGTCTATTAAAAATCTATGTAACGCAATTAATTTTTCTTGGTATTTCAATTCGCGTTCTGAATAATATGTAATTTTATTCTCATTTAAGATTTTTGTAACTTTTCTAGCACTCATATTAAATTCTTTAAAAAGTTTATGTCTATCTATATGATTTGCACCACTATTTAAATACATAAGTAATCTTCTTTCATTTCTTTTAAATCTATTTGGGCGTAGATGTTCTAAATTATATTCTTTAATAGATTCGTTTAAAACCCAATATTTTATATTTAATATTTTACTTATTTCGCATAATGAATACATATTATATTCATTTAATATTGAAATTATTTCATCTTTGGATAATCTATCAGTATATGTACCATCCCATAAATACTCAATATTATAATCAATTATATTCTTTTTAATAGTTCCCCAATTGCATTTAAAAATTATTGATGCTTTTAATATTGTATTTTTTGGGTTACTAAAAAAGATTCTTAATTTATTTTCGTCTAAAAATAATCGTTGTGTTTTTACGTATTTTTCTTTTAATTTCTTATGAGTTCTGCTGTTTGCTACTTTGTTGTGTCCATCTTTAGAATATGAAAATTTCCAGGCACTATATAATAATGCATCTGATTTTGGATATATTTTAGTCAATAACAAATGTGCTACAAAATGCTCTCTATAAGTCAATTTTGTTAAATTGTTCGAAGCATTTGTACCACCAACAGATCTTGGAATTATATGATGTATTTCAAAACCGCTTTCTTTTTGCTTTTCTCTGTGTTTTGTCTTATTAATCAACTTTTGGTATATTTTTAGGTAATTCAAGGTTTCTTCTTTTAAACTCATTTATCATATTATTTTTTTTAATATTAAGCTGTCTTATATATTCTCTTTTAGAATCTTCATATTTGGTTTCATTTATAACATAATTTTTTGAAGTATAAAAATCATCAAAATTTACGTACTCTGTATGTAGAACCTTATTTTTCTTAAGTTCAATTTCAGCAATAGTATCAAGAGAATAACTTGGTCTTGGATCAAACGTATATTTTTTATAAATTTCCATAAGGTCCAAGAAAAAATGACCATCTGAGGAAAAATTGAATTCTATTTTTCCTTTATTTTCAGATTGATCTAATTTGGTTTCACCATAATTTGATAATTTATTAGTATCAAACCCAAGCTTTTTTAATCTATTATAGATATACGGAAAGTCGAATCCATCTCCAAACCAAGCATAGATAATTAATGGATTTAATTTTTCAAAAAGTGTTAAAAATGCTTGAATTAATTTTGTTTCATTTTGACAATTTATATATTTAACATCAAAATCAAATTCATAATCCGATTGATGCTTCCAATCTCTTGAGCCAAGAACGAATAAAGTTTTTTCTATATTATCATAGAATTGAATAAGAGAAATTTCTTCAAGTGCTTTTTCTGGTGTTGGAAATCCAACCGAATTTTGTCCAGAACGCGTTTCAATATCTAGATAGAAAATTCTCGGATTCAAATTGTAAGAATTTTTACCCCAGTAATTATCACGGATGCTTCGATAAATTGGATCAATAAATCCATAATTATCTCTACCGTCTCTGGCTTTTCCTTGTTTTTTATCTAATTTTATTTCCGAATCAAGAATAGATTCGTATAAACCTCTTGAACTTGGTTCATACCATTCGTACGGAAGATCTATTTTTCTAGATAATGAACGATTTAAATCAGTATCGTAGTATCTTTCGAAAAATTCATACTTACTTCGCCAAGCACTTTCAAATAATTTCATATTAAATATTCTGCATATTTATATATCATAAGGAGATTTTCTTTTTTCGAGAAGCTACTTGAACTTTACTAATTCCATCTTCAAGAAGATAATTCTCTATTGAATTATTAATTCTATTATTTTTTCTGTTAATAATTTCAGATCCAAGCTCAGCTGGAAGTATTTCGTGTGTAGAAAAAGTTTTATTAAATTCCTCTTCGGAAAAATCGTTTTCTAACCATATATCTAAAGCTTCAGATTTATCTAATTTTCTAAGCTCAAGAACATCAAACAGTCTTCCTTTTCTAAGGATTGCTTGATCCAATTCACTGTATGATTGGTTTGTAGTAATAATAAATTTTGTTTTATTTTTTTCTACACCATCTGTATAACTCAAGAATTGATTCAGAAAACTATTCTTTGAAACGTCTTCTTGAGTCTGAACTTCAGCATCACGTTTGGTTAACATAAAATCAAGATCATCTATTATAACAAAATCAATTTTATTTTTATCAAGATTTCTCCAAAATGCATTTGAACTCAGCACATCGACACTTTTTACAAACACAGTACTAATAAATTGATTGTCTAAATCTGGATTGTCTTCTATTTTATCGTACGGGAGTTTATCTGGATTTTCATAAGCATATTTTAGCGCTAGAGCTCCAAGTTTAGATTTTCCTAGTCCTGGTTCGCCAACGAGCAATAAAATATTTTCGTGTCCAGTAAAAAACTGATCGAACATTACGTCTGTTTTGATATAAGGATAATATTTTTTTGAGATATAGTTTAATTCAGAAGGCTTTATTGTTTTTGAACTAGTTATTAGTTGGTGATTATCAAGAACAAAAGAATGTGCAAAAATATCAACATCATTATCGCAAATTGAATTGCTAAGCAGCATGTTCCATACTTTTACTATATCCTTTTCTCTTTTCCCTATAGCACTACAGAGTAATTCAGTCGAATTGCCTTGAAAAAATAGTTTAATTTTTTCATTGCTGTATTTAATAAAAATCATATTCTTATTTCTAGAATAATCATATTTTACTAATTCATTAAATTCAGATTCAAGCTCTAGAATAATTTTACTTAATTTTTTAGTTTCTATAGTTAATGAATCGATATTAAATCTAAAGCCTGCTTCATAATCTTCATAAGCAGTAATCGCTTCGAAATAATCAAACTCTTCTGAATTATGTGATATAACTAAATTACTTGTCATTTTATTTTCATGAGCTCCGTAAGTGCTGCAGCCAAGTTCAAATTCTTATCTCTAACTGAATCAGACATGTGCTGATATTTTGCTATAATAAGAACTACGTTT